GCAGCAGTAATCTTCTGTACAAAGATAGCCTTATCGCCCTGTGGAATAGTCTTAACATCAGCAAATCTACCCCACTGTTCAATAACCTTCTGTGGAAGAACATCATCAATAGTTTCTTCAAATAATCTAAATACTAAATTCTTATTGTCACGATAAAGATTGTAGTCACCCGCAATCTCATTTAACTCTTTACGAAGAGTGTTGTCCAATTCATCATAGCTAAACTGATCTTTACCAAAAGCAAAACTTGTCTGAACAGAAGGATTTGCTTTTGCAGTAGTTGTAGCTAATTTTAATAAATTCTTAAAATCTAACATTTTTATAAATCCTCCCTTTACTGTATTCTTTGAAGTTTTACTGCTGGCTGACCATCAGGTAATGTAGTAGCACTACCAACAACTTCAACTTTAGCTTTCTGGAAACACATACTGCCATCATTAGGTACGGCAGATGCTGCTTCAAGAAAACCGTCTGCATTAATTACATAATAATTACCAGTTGTATCTATATCTGTATAACTATAGTTATCTGTAGAAGCTTCATCAAGAGTATTAGTAGTGAAAATATCACCTATATTAGTCTTGATTATTCTAGGTACAACCTGATCTCCATTAACGCCTTGAGCATAATCTTTAGTCATCTGCTCTCTTTCATCATATAATTTAATTTCATTAAAGACCATCATCCACTCTCCGGCTCCGGTCTTATTAACTACGCCATTAGCATAATCATATTTTACAAACTCGCCATTTTCAAGCTGAGTAATTGTACTAGCTGCAGGGAGTTGAGCGTAAATCTGTCCTGTTCTCTGTGCTGAAAGATGGTTAGGTTCTACCTGACCATAACCCATTCTCTTACCAGCCTGGACAGCAAAAGGTTTATAATTAGCACCCATTTTTAATCCTCCTTATATATTTTTACTGTATTTCTCTATTTTCTTTTATAGCTTTTATCCATTCAGGTGTGTTATCAGACTCTAATGAGAACACTAGAGCATCTTCTGATATATTATCATTTTTATCTTCATGAGATACATCATTTTTGACCTGACTTCTAGCAAAAATTATTGATAATTTAGCTTCAATTTCATCAAGAGAATAAGAATCAATATTTTCAACAACATCTTTCTTATCTTCTTCGCTTAACATTGAAAACTTATCAATCATTTCCTGTTTCTTTTCTTTTACAAGTGTATTGTACTCTTTTTCAAGCAATGCATACTTCTGAGTCATACTATCTAATTCTGATTTTAAACTATCAACTGATGTCTGTAATTTACCCACCTCTTCTAAAGAATAAGTCTTTTTCTTATTATCCTCTTCTTCATCAGAATCTTTTGTGTCATCAGAATCATCATTATTATTGTCGTCATTAGAATCATCATCTTTATCATCTTCTTTATCATCTTCTTTTACGAAGTTAGATGGCTCTTCTGCAACTTCAGTAGCAGGCTCTTCTGCAACTTCAACAGTAGATTCTTCAGTAGATTCAGCAGAATCAACAACAGCCTCTTCTACAGATTCTACTACTTCAGTCTTTACTTCATCTTCCATTTTGTTAGTTCCTCCTTTCAATGCAAAATTTAATTGTTGCATCATATCAAATAATGTATTTTTAAAATCTTTATCTAAGCTAAATGAAGAACTAACTTGTGGGGCGGTTACTCTCGCTCCCTCAAAGCAAGGCTCTACATCATCACCTAAAATACATAACTTTGAAAATATCGCATCATTTATTATAAAAAATTCCATATTAGATTTTTCGTCATAACTCCAATTACCTTCAAGGGTAGATTCATCTAATTCCATAGACTGATTCTTACCCTCTCCATGCACTGCACTTGCACATTCCGCATACTGTCCAGTCCAAAGATAACCTGTAGTCATTAAATATTCTCTTTCTATTTCTTCACCAAAATCAGTTTTTTCTGTAAATTTCTGAAACCAAACTTGTGCATCTGGTGAAACAAAACCATATGGAATAGTTTTGCAATTAAATTTTATTCCTTCATCATCAATTATAACTTCATGACCATGATCTCTAAAATCTTCTTTTTCTTCTTTATAGTACCCAACTATTGGAGCACCTCTTAGAGTTTTTGCCATTTCATTAGCTACATCTTTAGAAATAAAACTTCCATTGCGATTTTTACCTACATATAAAACTTTTATCTCACATTGTGACATTAAAGGGTTTATATCCATAGGTTGTAAATTAATAAATTCAGGATTATCCAAAGTAGCTAAAGATTGGTGCATACTTTTATCCTCCTTTATTTAATTCTACTATAAATAAATTTTTCTTTAAAGACATTCAACATTTTTGTCCTATGAAATTGATTCTTCATTCTGTAAAGTTTTTGTACTTTTTTCAGTATCGTCTTTCTCTGGTCTACCAGCCCCGCTGTTAGATGTATTTTTATTACTCATTGTATTAGAACTCATAGGAGGTACTAAACTTTCAGCAAGGTTTAAAATATCATTTTCCCAGTAGAAAGAAGCAAGAATATCACTTTGCGATTCTCCTAAAGCAAGAGCAGGTAACATTTTAGAATAACCTAATTGAGTTTGCTCTTTATATAATTTTGTAAGTTCTTTATAATTATACCATGTAGTTGGTAAAATATGACTTTTAAAATAATATTTCTTAGGATTTGCTTTTAAATGTTGTGTCATTACTTTATTAATAAATCTTTCAAACTGAAAAATTAAACTTGACATTGAAGCTTCATCATTAGCAATAGAAGATTGAAGTGCAATGTTTCCGCTCGCATTAAATTGTAATTGAGATACACCAGCTTCATTAAATACATTTCTTTCAACTTTTTCAAGTTCATCTGTTGTTGTAGAAGTGCGGGAGTCCGCCATATCTTCAACCTCAACATCAGCAAAAGTAGTAAGAACATCAATACCTATTGCTCTACCTATCATCTTTATTGCATTGTTATGCAACTCTCTCATTTCATCTATATCAAATAATAATTCTCCATTTTTATCTAAAGGCATTTTCTGAATTATTAATTTTAATAATTGTTGAGCCATCTTTTGTTTATCTAAATCTTGAGCTTCATCCAAGTCAATAATTGCGGGAATGACTGAAATAAAAGGTGGATATTCGCAATTATAAAGATTAAATTTAACAGTAAATTCTTCATCTAACTTATACCAACCATTAGAATCTCCCACATAATCAGGTTTTAATTTACCCGCTTTAAATAGGCGGTAACCGCGTATAAACTCTTTACCAAAAATTTCTAACACTCTTTTACGATATTCCACGTCATTAAAAACATCATCAAAATATTTCATATTAAATTCTAAGACTGCCGCACCATTTTTAATATATCTACTACGACAATACTTTATTGGTAATTCTTGTATTGATACATTTTCATTTGTATATATTTTATAACCATAAAAAACACCGTTTTTCATAATTTGTAAAGCAATACTACCAAATGTATCTTTTAAATTGGAATTATCTAAGAAATATAATTGTTCATTAAAATCTTTTAATACTTTTTTATTTTGACTAGAATTACCGTCTGTCACATTGGCTATATGTGGTATAATATACCAGTCGTATCTATAAATATATGCCATATACAAGCATAATCTACGATAAATACCTGAAATTCTAAAGAAAAAATTTGAGATTTCTCTTAATGTAGGTAAATCTTGTCTATTAATAGCATCTAATACTTTTTTAGGGTCTGCTAAATCTGGTCTAGTAGCTTTTATATCACCTAATTTTAAGACTGCATCAGTAACTGATTGAATACCTACTCTAATTTTACTAAAATCAAGAGGCTGATGTGGATTATTGTTAGCTAATTCCACAGAAAAACCTTTTTCTTTAATTTGCTGTTGTCTATTTATCACTTCTTCTAACTCACCTCTTTCTATTTTATTATACCAAAAATTTTCGCAAATGTCAAATTTTAAAAATAATTTTTTTAATAGCCAGCTCTTCTCATAATGTAATCATAAGACATAATTTCTTCATCTAGGTATGGAATTTCAATTAATGTATATCCATGTTTTTTACAATATTGTCTTTTGAGATTATCATTATACTGTTGTTTAGCGAGCCCGCTTTTTCCACCAAATTTACTTTTTGGAATATAATGTTGAATACCTTGATATTCAATTAAAAAATCTATATCTCCTAAGTCATCAAAGACCGCAAAATCAAATCTTAATGCTCGTCCATTAGAACTAACCAAATCGGGGAAGGAATATTCCATAGCAAAGTCCAATCCCGCTTCGGTTAATATATCTTCTATTTTTATTTCTCCTCGACTAGCTCTCATAATAATAGCCTTCTTTCTGTAATAAAAATAAATTACTCTAATTATAATTAAAAATAATTAGAGTAATTTATTCACTTTTGTCCAAAAATTTTTAATTCATCATCAATAAATCCTGTATTTTAAATTTTCGTCTATTTCTTTGTTGATCTTCTTGTAATTTAATGAAGTATAAACCGTAGAAAAATGCGGATGCTTTATCTTTTAAAATTTTACGAACAGATTGTTTTAAAATTATATTTATACCTTCATTTTCTTCAACAAGATTTAATAATTGTTCTCTTAAAACTGTTGTTAAAACAAAAGGACGTAAATATTCTGCTCGCCTATCCGCAGGTAAAGCTTGTCCTGCTTTTGTACCTAATAATTTTAATTTTGCTGCTTGCTCATCTATTAAGAGTTTAACTTTTCCATTAGTTAACTGTACTTTTGCATAAGAATACATTTCTGTATTCATTGGTGCATTCGCTTTAATAATATATAAAGCATCATGTATTGTATTGACAGTTCTTTGTTTGCGGTATTTTCCATCATCATCATTCATCACTCCAAAAGGTGGTAATTCATCTAATGTTTCTGGATCTACTTGACCTATAACTAAAAAGTCTACCAAGCCCGCCCCACATTATATTCCATATAATACGCTACCATTATATGCGTTCTCTTATGAACTGCTTATAGTTTCCTATAAGATTAGACTATATCATCACCCTATTAAATATCTTTAATAGGGGCTTTCCGCTTCGATTGTCAATCACTTACAATCTACTCTCTTTCGAGATAGTCGTTGAACTTTAATTAAAAATCAAGAGAATCTGTAACACTTGTCCATGTTTGACGCTTCTTAATTCTTTCTATTGTTGAAGCATTAACATGATATTGTCTAGCAATAGCCGCACAACTGTAATTCTGTTTAAATAATGATACTATATTTATAACATCTTGTTTAGTTAAATGTGCACTAGGATTTTTTTCTCCATTATTATCTCGTAGTCCTGTGCGTATTGCATGAAGAGTATTTTCATAGTTAGTACACCATTCTAAATTGTTTAAGTTATTATTACGTTTATTGCCATCCTTATGATTTACTTGTAATTGACTCATATTTTCAATAGGATTAAAGTTTTCCATAACTAATCTATGAACTGAATATCTATGTCTTTTTCCATCTGTCGACATCATTGCCACTTTTTCATATCCATTTTTATCTAATTGTGGTGATAAAAATTTTTTACTTACATCACTATAAATCCTACCATCATCAGTTACATAATAATCAAATTTTAATTCATATTTACATTGTGTAATTTTTTTCTTCATCTCTTTAAACCTCCAATAAAAGTTTTTATTTTTAATTCTTAGCTGCTGATTACCATATATTACTACTTAGGTTTCCAGCAATTCAAAAAGTTTTGCATTTAACATTACTGTTAAAGGACGCTAGATTGTGTTAACGCCATTTCCGTCAATAGCAACAGCTCTTGCTTTATATTTGAAATACAATCGCTTAATATTAATTGCTTGTTCTTCAAAATGTTCAGCATCATAAGTAAATATATTAACTAATGATTTTATTGCAGCTCCATTAGGTTGCGGAGTTACTTTAAATACACAAACTTCTGTTGTACATTCAAATCGCCCAACATCCACGCCTAATACATAATATGCTTGACGAGAACTTCTACCAGTAAATTCCCATTCAGCTTGCAATAAAACTCTATGTTTATCAATTTTTTCAGATGAGAAGAAAGCATTTTCCGCATCTCCTGACCATTTCGACATATACTCTCGGTCAAACGAATCTTCATTGTAGGTACCACTCAACTTTAAGGTATCTATAAAGTCCTCTTCAAGTAAACCTTCTTTTACGGGAACTTCATAGGTACCACCTAGAACCATAACTTCTTCAGGTTCAATTACAGATTGAATAAATAACTCCTGAAGCTTACTATACGCGAATGAATTTTTCCAACCTGCTGTAGTCACATATAATTGAGATTTATTAACAACTTCCTTAATATCTCTGCTACCGTCTGGAAGTAATCTACTTACATTTGTGGTAGGAATTATAATTTCGTTTAACGCAGTTTGATCAATTAAAATACATTCTTCCATTAATCCACCAGTACGTCTTTGACCTCTCGAAGATTCTCTTGCTGCAAGAATATCTATGACTGAACCATTTTTAAACTTAAATATGACATTATTTTTACCTGTGGTCGTTGCTCCACGGTTCCAGTTAATTTCATTATGTAAAAAAGGAAGTAACTTACAAATTTCTTCAATCTTCGATAATGTGATGCTACCAGCCTGGTCTTTACCACCCGTCGTAACGAACAAATGACTACCTGGAAAGAGCACTGCCCGCAAAGACAACGCCATCATGCCAAGAAAGCTCTTACTGAACGCGCGGGGATAGGTGGCATATACGTACCTATGCCGCATAACGCAACGCAAAAATACTCTTTGGTAGTCATAAAATTTAAAAGTGGAATTTTCTCCTTTACAAAAGTCAACAAAGAGGTCGGGATACTCTCTAAAGAAAGAAATTAATTTTCGCAATTCATCTAAATGTTCACGCATCCTTTCTTCGGAAACGCCCTGTTTAACGAACATGGATTCTTTACTTGATGATAATTTAAGTAATGATTTTAAATCCACGGCGTTCTCCTCCATTTTGAATTTTTTCATCATGTTCTTTATCTTTTACTTCTTGTCCTTTAATTTCCGCAATATCTTCATCTGTAAGACTACCTACAAATTCATCTACACCAATGCCCGCCGCCAATGCAAGCTCTTTGGTTCTCTTTTGTTCATCAAGTAATTCTCGCTTCTGTAAATATTGCTCTACTCTTGTAGACAAAGAAGGATCTGAATAAAATAAGTCTTTTATATAAGCCTTATTGTCATTGATAATGGTGTCAATTATATCTTGTTCAACAGACAAATCAAAACGAGGAATTGCTCCCCCTTCTTTTTCACAAAATGTAACTATTTTTCCTATTGCATTAATACCACCATCTAATTCATCTTTGTTTTGTAAAGCTGTCCATTTTGCAGACTTTCTTAAGCCGTCCGCAACCTTTGACAATTTTTGAAAACCATCAAAATCATTCATATCAATAGCTTGATTAGCTTTGAGGTTAGCTTTACATAACATTTTTAAAGAATTTATACTGTCCGCATCTCTTATATCAAAAGATTCGGTCATTTCAATATAATTCTGTTCAAGAGTAACCCATTCATTGGGGGTATACATCGTACCCCACTTCATAGCTAGATAAATGCGGTCATCCTCCGCCAAGTCCGCACCAGGACCAATATATTCTTTATTTGATGAGCCAATAGCAGGATTGGCTAGTGCATTGGCATAAGATTCAGGAAGCTGACCAGTTTGCTCTCTGATGGCTTCCGCAATCATTTGTTCTTCATCATCTTTTTGGCGAAATGCCGTACTTGTTTTTGTCTTATACTCAGCTTCTGATATTAAACCATGTTCATATTGTTCCTTTAGCTGTTGTCCTTCTAAAGCTACTGATGGATTATCTTTTAAATAAAGTTCTAGTTCTTTTGCTTGTTCTTCATTAAGTCGTTCACTGTCCGCATATCTGTAATCTTTAAATTGACCTAACTTCATACGAGAAAGATATTTACCTAAAGTTTTTACTACATTGCGGGGATTCTTTGCATATTCTTTATCTCTAACGATATTCCATTCAAGCTCTATATAAGGGACGTCCGCCTCTTTTAATATCCAATCAAATGTTTCTTGATTAAAGGCATCAAAATGTAATAACATACATTTTTTGCAATAATCAAATTTTTCTTTATTTCTTTTGGTATAAAAGTTTACGGGACTTAAACGCTGCCCGCACTTTTTACACAGTAATTTTGTGACTTTTTCATCACTCATTATTTTTCTTCACCCCCTTTACCGCAAATCTATAATGCGTTTATTTCTAGGTGGTTTCTTGTTGCGGCAGTGCCTACATATTGAATAGAAACCATCTTTACTTGTACTATTCCTTGAAAAGAAAAGCGGATGAGCTAGTTGGGTACGCCCGCACTTTGAACAAGTTTTCCACTTTCCATACTCTTTGAAGGTGTAGTACCATTCTAAGTATTGTTTTTGAGCGGTCTCCGCAATCAGTTTTGGTATTTTATTCCGCCAAAGAGAAGAAATATATTGCGATGTGTACGTGATACCGAACTCTTGCTTGAGCAGGAGCTGAATTTCAGTATTGGTTTTTCCATCAATTTTAAAAACCATAATATCATAATATAAAGGGTAGTCTTTTAGTGCATCATCTGTGAGTTGATCAAAATCTTCCATTAAATAATAAGCATCTGATTGAAAACAGCTCCATGCCGACTCTTTTAATTGGGAATAGTGACATAAAAGTGCGGAGATGTGTTTGGGATAAATGAAAGATATAAGACCATCTGATGTTAAGGTGCCGTCCGCATTAATGGTTATGTTTTCGCCAAAATCAATAGAAGAAAATGATTTGGTAAGGTTTGTGCAGTAAAGTTGCGGATGATAATGATTTTTAATTATGTATTGGTCTTGGCGGAGTTCTATGATTTGCTTTTTTAACTGATAGCGGGCTTTGCCAGTCGCTTTAGAAAATGATTCTTCTAATGCTTTTATGGCTTGTTGAATCTGTTCAAGCTCTGGCATTGCGGCAACGTCCGCGGGAGTTATTTTCATTTTTGGCATGAAAATGATGTTTTTGTCATTGGTAATCATATGATGGATGCCATCTTCGCCATTTTCTAGTTTATCTGATAAGCCTTGATATGACATTTCTCTTTTGTTTACGGTTACCATGCGGTTTGGGGTAAGAAGAGCTTTTTCTCTTTTTTGTTTTTTTCTTTCTTCTTTATCTATTGCAAATAATATATAATTAGCTAATATTTCTAAATAGTATGGTGTTAAATTAGAAGGGGGCGTTTGATCAATTATCTTTTTTACTAATTCATTTCGTTCATTTGTATCTGTGATTGTATAATCAAGATGGAGTTTTTCATCCATGTCTTTAACCTCCTTTATTTCTTACATATATTATACCAAAAAATTTTTGAGATGTCAAGGTGAGAGAAAATTTTTGTGAAGGTTAATCGTTATTGAAATTTTCGTTACGTTATTGAAATTAAAAGATTTATTCTGCGTGTTGTGGGGAGGATAAAACATGACCATGAGTCATTTTTTTTGACTCCGGAAATATACCCCGTACGCAATTAAATTGTACGCAATTAAATTGTACACAATTAAATTGTACGCAATTAAATTGTACACAATTAAATTGTGTACAATATAATTTTATAAAATTATATTTTATGCAATTTAATTTTATAAAATTATATTGTATACAACTTAATTTTATAAAATGATAAAATATAAAGGTGCAAGATCAACACAAAAAAATTTTATATCGATCAAAATAAAAAATACCCTTACTTTATTTTGTAACATTTATGTAACATTTTTGTAATAAAAAAAATTAAAAAAAAATTAAAAATTTTTATAAATTTTTGTTGACAAAAAATAATAATAGATGTATAATGTATATATAAGTTGAAGAAAGATAACAACACGGGATGCTTGCAAACAATTCTAAAACTTATAAAATAAAATAGTTGTTTAATTAAAAAAAGGAGGTTATTACTATGAACACATTAAAATTAAAGGATTTTATCAAGGTAGTAAACAAGGACACAGAGATTAGAATTTCCAGAACAGGCTGGGATAATGATACTAACTCAGTTTATTGTAAAGAGGTGTTCTTAGGTCTTGTAAAACAAGTAAAAGGTAAAAGTTTACTCGATTCAAAAGTTACCCAGTTAGAATTTTTCTTAGATAGATGGTTCGTTTGGGTAGACTAAACTAAAACAAAAAAAGTATAATAGGGCGGGAAAAAATCAAAAAAAGAAAAGAGGTAAAAAAATATGAGAATGTATAAAATTTATGTTTCGGGATTGTATGTTGGCACAACTGAGTTAGATAATAATCAGGTAAACAAGTTAGTTGCAACTAAAAATGTAATGATAAAAGAGATATAAAAAGGGGGTCTTTAATATGGTTAACAATAATATTTACAAGTATGAAAAATTTTTTTATAATATGGATGGCAAAAAAATAAGGGATGATATTTATAATGCAATTTTAGAATTACAGTGCAAGCCTGATTTTAATGCTGACGATATAGAATTATTGCTAATATTAGAGGGTATAAAAGAGGGTGTTGAAGCGATACAAGATCTATTACAGGAGTTGCAAGACAACTATATGTAGTTTAATAATACATCATAACAAAAAAATAGATACCTGGCTTTTACAAGCCAGGTGTTTATTTTTACAGGTTCTTAAATATGCAAAAAATGCGTGCGTTTTACAACGCTTTGAGCCGAGACTTGACTCGGCTATGACTTGCGATTTTTTGTGCGTTTTTTGTGTGTTCTGTGCGTGTCGGTGCGTCCTAAAAAATAAAAAAATTTTTTGAAAAACACTTGACAAATATAAACAATAGAGATATAATGTATACATAAGTTAAAGAAAGATAACAACACGGAGTTGAAAACAATTCTAAAACTTATAATAAAAAAATAAAAAAGTTGTTGACAAATTAAATAAGTTATGGTATAATTAATATATCAAAAGAAATAAGGAGGTTGTTATTATGAATACAGAGGAAATGGTTTTATATGATAGGATTGTGGAGATGGACATTGCAACGGCTGAGGAAATTAACCTCGTGAGATGTTGTATGGATGGCTTCTGGATGGATGTACTTGAGGCTATTCTGTACGCTAGAACGGGTTACCATACAATAGAACAGTTGTTTGACGAAGAGGATGAATAAGGGGGCAATAAAGACTTGGCTAAGCTGTCCAGCTGAAAGGTTGGGCGGCTCGGCTTGGCTGAGTCGAGCCGTGAATTGCAACGCCTACGGCTTGCATAATTTTGCGTTTCTTTTATGTGTTCTCATTATACCACAAAACTCCCAAAATATCAAGAGAAAAAAATAAAAAATTTTTTAAAAAAAGTGTTGACAAACTTCTGCATCGGTGTTATAATGTATACATAAGTTAAGGAAAGGCAATCGATAAGATTGAAAGGTGAACGCTATGTCAAAATTAGTGAAGATGTGGAAGGGTACTGGCTATAATAAGAATGTACGACTTAAACAATATGTATATTCAGATAACTCTATACATTATGAATTTAGAGATAGGCTTGGTATGCCTGGCAATCCAACGGCTTCAGAGGCAAAGAGGATTATTGAATCATGGAGGCTTATTGAAGTTCAATAATAGAATGACCCTATCTTAGCACCATCAGGCGAGAGCTTGGCGGTGCATTTCCGCTAGAAATGCACCGATCTTTTTATTATATTACACTTGACAAATTTTGTCAAGCATTTTTTTATTAAATTTTTGTTAAAGTTTTCCTAAAATTGTTCATAAAATTTTAATAAATTTTTAATAAATTTGTAGTTGACAAATTAACCTTATAGTGTTATAATGTATACATAAGTTAAAGAAAGATAACAACATGATAGTTGAAAACAATTCTTAAACCTATAAAGAAAATGTTGACAAATTAAAAAAGGTATGATATAATTAGTATATCAAAAGAAATAAGGAGGTTGTTATTATGATGACTAAAGAAGAAATATTTTTATATTATGAGTTAATTGATCTAGATATTGCAACGGCTGAGGAAATAAGCCTTGTTAAGTATTGCATGGGAGGTACTTGGCAAAATGTACTTGAAAGTATCTTATATGTGCGTACAGGTTACCGCACAATAGAGCAACTGTTTGACGAGGAAGAAGAGGAGGAGTAATTATTATGATAAATTTAGCACACGCACCACCAGGCGAGAGCTTGGCGGTGCATTTCCGCTAGAAATGCACCGAATCTTCTATTATACCATATCAAACGAATTTTGTCAAGCATTTTGTTGTTAAATTCTTATTAAAATTTTCCTTAAAATAATTAAAAAAGGTATTGACAAATTTTTATATAAGTAGTATAATATACACATAAGTTAAGGAAAGATAACAACACGACAGTTGAAAACAATTTCAAAAACTTATAAAAAACTATTGACAGATTAAACAATCTATGATATAATTAACACATAAGTTAAATAAAGAAAAGAGGTGTATAAATATGGTAGATATTGATAAGGTATTAGAGATGATAGATAACGGTGCAAGCCTTGAAGAAATTGATGAATACTTAACTTCTTGTGGGTGCTAATCAGCACCTATAAGAAAACTTATAAAAAAGGTATTGACAGATCAAAGAAGATATGGTATAATTAACACATAAATAAATAAGAAAAGAGGTAATGATTATGATGGTTAAAAGAATAGCACTTATTTTACTAATATGTAGTTTGATGTTTAGTATTGGTAGTATTGTTAGTTTATTTGTAGTAAAAAACATAATATTGAAAATATTGTGCTTTATCGTAGGAAATGTAATGGGTTCCGCCCTTATAAAAATTGAAAAGAACCTTAGAAAAGAAAAAGCATAAAAATTACATAATGAAAAAATAAAAAAGTTGTTGACAGATTAAATAAACTATGATATAATTAACACATAAAATAAATAAAGAAAAGAGGTAATAAATATGGATATGGATATGTATGATGTAAAGTATATAGTAATGGAATACTTACAAAACAACGCAACGACAGAAGAATTTACAATGATGAAAAATATGGTTGATATAGCAAAAGGAAATGTATCACCAGTAGAATTTTTGGATGGCAAGACCAAAGACAACACATGGAAAGATATGATTTTGAAAGTGTGTGACAGTTGGGGTACAGGTGGCTATGAGGACTTTGTAGACTATATGCGGGCGGAGGGTGCTGACCCTTTTTACACTGAGGATTGAAAAC